CTCGCCCGGAGAGCACGGCTTCGACCACAGGGGTCAAGGCAGCATCGAGGGCGCTGGCGAAGATGACTCCGGTAAGAGGCCAAAGCCGAACTTCGGTGCCGCACCAACTGGCAACAAGAACGTCATCAAGGCCGACGACTACATCGACGCAGCCTCTGTGAGCCCCTCACAGATAGAGGAAGCGTATCAGGTCTACAAGGCCGCTGCACTAGAGCAGAGGTTCAAGACCGACCTAGGCAACGAGTTCTCCATGAGACTCACCAAGGAATTGGAAGAGGCAGAGACCGCACAGGCCAAGGACGAGTTCGACGCAAGAGGCCCTCTAGCAGACCTGCAGAAGGCAGTTCTATCCCTCTCTGAGAGGATTGAGAACATACCCGCAACTGCTGGCGAGACCTTCGCCAAGAGCGAGTCTCCTGCTATGATGAGTATTCCTGAGACCCAAGAGATGGCCGAGATGTCGTGGGACGACGTCCACAGGCTGGCTGGAAAGGCTCTTCAGGGAGGTGACAACTGATGGCACGTGATTATGTACGAACAATACAAGATATGGAAAGATACTACTACGGTGGTACAGCAACGACCGGGTACACCTACAGCAGTGGAGACATACTGAAGGCCGACGCGCCTCTCCTGTCCACTACGGCTGGTACCTACCAAGCAATCTACGGAAGGAAAGTTTGGTCGCAACTGAACCAAGAGTTCAATGCGTTTAGCATACTTCCAAAGAAGCCTTGGGAGCGAAGTGGGTGGAGAATCATAACCGCCAAGCCTTCGTTCAACGTAGGCGGCGGACTGGCTGAGAACGCTACTCTGCCAGAGACCACCAAGCCTGACTTCCTACACGTGGCTGCAAAGCCCAAGACCGTTGGTCACTCGTTCGACCTGAGCGAAGTGTCCATGTTCCTTTCTGACAAGGATGACGGTCTTGGAGACGTGCGCCAAGTGCTAAAGGAAGAGATGGGGAAGCACCACGCTGACCACATCAACAGGATGCTTCTACAGGACGTCGACACACCAGCAGGCAACGACCTAGAGTCTCTAGACAGGCTCACCACCGACCCTGCTAAGATGACAACGACCCAAGGCGGAGTCAGTGCCCTAACGGACCACGACATCTACTCTATCACCAGAGATGGTAGCACTGGATTCCACAGTGCAGAGGTAGACGTCGGCGGAGACGCGAGCACTTCTGCAAGCAACAGGAACCTCAGCCTGAATCAACTGGACGGACTGTTCCAGCAGATTTGGACTCGTGGTGGTAACCCCAAGGTCATGCTGACTGGGTACGACACTCTGATGAGACTACAGCAACTGCTACAGTCACAGCAGAGGTTCATGGAGGAGAAGAGGGTCACCCCCACCTACAACGGTGTGAAGGGTGTTCCCGGTATGGAAGCCGGATTCATCGTGGCAACCTACAACGGTGTACCCATCATCCCCACCAAGGACATGCCAGCAGACGGCATTGGCCGAATGTATTACCTAGACACAGACTACCTGCACTTCAGCACTGCGATACCGACCCAATACTTCGAGTCGGGAATCGAGACTGGTGACCCGTTCGCCATCAACAGGCTAGGACAGGAAGGACTCTACCGAACCATGGGTGAGGTATGGGACGCTTTCTTCGGTGCAGGAGGTTCTATCCGAGACCTACAGTAGGTGGAGGAAAGATAACAGAGGTGATATGAAATGACAAATACGATAACATACACAACAAGCGGCAGTGCAGTCTTCACAGAAGACTTCAGCCTAGACCTATACGCAGGAACGCAAGAGGGAGACGACGAGTGGTTGGCCAGCGGAGCAACAGCGGCCTCCAAGGGCGGCGTCTACTACCCCGGAACGCTAGGTGGCTTCGAGCCACGGCAGACTGATGGGAGTGCTACCAGAGGACTAAAACTAGTCTGCGGTAGAATGACCACTGTCGCCGTAGACGACGAGACCATCACAGTATCTGGTGGAGCGACGAAGATTATCTCCGCGATTACTGGAGACACTTCGACTGCAGCATCTAGCCTTATGGTTAAGAGCATCAGTAGTGCTGGTGTACTACAGTTCACAGTAACTGGAACACAAGTAGCGAACGTACCTGTCTGGCTAATAGTAGCCTGATTACGAGGTGACCTAGAATGCCAACAATATATTGGGCCGGACAGAACATGATAGTCCGCAACAAGTACGGTGAGTTCAACAGGAACGAAGGCACCGTAGTCGCTCAAGATTGGTTGGATGAAAGACGACGCGCCTTTGAAGGTGACAACTGGCGCATCTTAGAGGACTACCCCGGTGTCCTCTTCACGCAAGACGATGGTGACGGAATCCCGGACACGAATTGGTTGAAAGCAGACATACAAGTATGGCTGCATGACAACGGAGTAGAAATGTCCGGGCTCCGCGCCACGAAAGCGAAGATGCTAGAAAAGGTTGATGAAGTATTGTCGTCTGAGGTCGCACAAGAGGAGGAATAAACATGGCAGATGTATTAACAATAGACCAGAGAAAAACAGTATTCGGCAACAAGAGAGTAATTACAGGTGAGATTGCTCTAGACGGCAGCGGCACGACCTATGACCTAGACCTGAGCGACGACCTCTCAGGCGTAGACGGTATCATGGTCAACGCCACTGGCAGTACCGTAAGAGCAGCAGTCACTAACAGCATCAACGGCACCACAGTAAAACTGGCCGCCTTGGTTGCTAGTGTGACCTACTCTTTCGTCGCTATAGGCGAACGCTGATTGGGGGTAATACCCCATGACTGACGTAAAAGTTTTCGAGTTCACGCCAGACGAAGCGGCTGAAATCGGCGCTACAGTAGCCGGAGGCATACAGAAGGTCCTAGACGACTACACCAACGGCAAGGCTGTAGAGGGTGTCACGAGTTATCTCATGGCAGGAAACCTATACGTAGTGGTGGTCACCACATAGTGGTGAGCCACATGGACGCTGAAGACCTCCGACGACTATCCAAGCAAGGATGGAACTACGCAACCGGCGAGTCTGTTCGCACGGACGCAAGTCCACGCGAGCGGCTCGCTGGCGAACTAGCAGAGCAAAACACACGTTCTCGGAACATACGAGACGTGATTGACATTGGTAGTGGAACACGCTGCAAACACTGCGGCATGCTCCACTTCTGCTACTTAGAACGCTGCGGTGCATGCAGCAAACCAATGGAATACAACTTAGGAAAGGTGGACAATAAAGTATGAATCCGTTAGACAAGTCTTGGGAGTTTATCAAAGCGAAGCGGATAAAAGACCAGCCGGGATATAATCTTGATAGGAAGAAAATCGCTCGACGCGCTGAGGAGAATCGGGAACGAGAAAATAGGTCAAGTAGATACGAAAGCCCATCATTAGCCTCTTTCTCTCCCCTTCCCTCACGATTCCCTGATAATCCAAAGTTGAGGGCAAAGATAGAGGCAAGAAACAAAAAATCGAAGGCAAATTTGGAAGAAGAAGCCGAGGGACCAAAATACCCTAATCCACCTACGTCAGAACCATCTCAGAGTAACTTAGTCAGTTCTACAGGGATAAACGACCCTCATGACCCACGCACTATGCAACCAAGGAGAGACGCCTAATGCCAGTGGTGTTCAACACAGGGGAACGCGAGCCACGGCCTCTCTTCCCTGACCAAGTCGTCTACACCTCAGCACAGAAGGTCGCTGACATACTCCAGATACCACTCCCAGACCCAGTCTATTTGACGGCTAACTCCGATACAGGAGCCACCAGCCTGAAGATAAGCCCTGCCGACCAGAGACTGGTCGGTTTCGAGGTAGGTGACAGGGTCGAACTAGCCAGTGACACCGAACTAGGTGAGACAGTGACGCTCACCACTGTGGCGAGAGACGGGACTGACGTGGTCTTGTCTTGGAGCGGTGGCACTGCCGGTGACTACGACACTGCGGACAATGCCACTGTCCAGAACCTCCAGTCCTTCACCAACGGGAAGAGGAGGGGAGTCACACGTGCTGCAGTCGAGAGAATGATACTCAGGATGCAAGACAAGATAGACAATCTCACTAACAACTCATGGAGGCCTATGCTACAGACAGCAGAGTACCTCAATTTCGATACCTACAAGCCGTACAGGCGGCGATACTACACCGACTACGTGGGTACGGTACCACTCATGTTCCGCAACGTCCAGCAGATTCTCAGGTTGGAGATATGGCAGGGGCAGGAGTACAGGGAAGTGGGCGCCGCTGAGGCCAGACTGGAAATAGTGGACCATTCGGCGTTGACCACCAATGATTACTTATTCCTGTGCCCCGGAGGCGGTGGTGTAGCAAGCCTGCAGGTAGGGTCAACGTCATCAACATGGAGCGCAGATTTCGATGGAGTCAACGCTGCTCAACAACTTGCTGACCTCATTAACAAAGACCTTAGGAGAAAGAAAGACGCTGTGGTCTTTAGCCCGTCATTTTCTCTGGAAACCGCTACTGAGACTAGTGGTAGCCTTGTTGCTAATGTGCACCATGAGTTTATGGCTTCTGCAAATGCTGATTACGGCAATTCCAAATTGAAGATAACCAGCATGAATCGTGGTGAGGCTGGTGAGACCGCCACTCTTGGTATAACCAACCTCACAGCCATGTCTGCTAGTAACCTGACTGACACGACAGTGACTGTCACTAGTGGGCATGCTGGCAATCAAACCATCACCATGGCCGATACCTCTGCACTGTCCCCCTTCGGCATCATCTGCACAGGCACAGGCTCCTCTGTCAAGTGCGCTTACTACACAGGCAAGACAGCCACTACGCTCACAGGGGTGACTGACCTCGCTAGTAGCGGGCTCTTGGCTTCGGCGGCAAATGGCACTGTTCTCACTCAGTACAGGCTCAAGATAGACTACTTCGGTAGTGGTACTGGAGACGAGGCTAGGCTTCGTGACTGGTGGGCTGACTACGACCTCGGTATAATCTACTTCAACAATACATACCCCTATTTCCAGTGGAACTCAGTCAAGGCTTCCTATGTGTACGGAGAGCGATAC